GTTTTTATCTTTGATAAGTGCAGTGTAGTTAGGGTGATCTCCTGCACTCAACACTGAATTTGAATTGTCGCTGCCTAAAAAACTCAGCTTATAGACGCCGTCAACTAGCTCTGCAGAATCCTCGTCTAGTCTAATTGCACCTACTTTAATTGCAGAATACTGGGGACTTCCGTCAGCAGGGCCTCGGCGAAATTCAAATAAGCCCCGTACTGGTGAGTCTACGCCAGGCTTACGCCATGTGCTGCTTTCATTCCATTCTATAAATGCCGAAAGATCGGGGCTATCATTGTCGCCTCTGGCTATCTGTAGGCCGCTGGTAACTCCAGTTACCCCAACTCCGCTGTACAGACTTGCTCCTGGATCTCCGGAGTTCAATACTACTGTTTGATCTTTGATGGTAGCAATCGTAGACTCGATAAAAGTCTGCTGCCCCCTAACATCAAGGTTTCCTTCAATTACCACTGTGCCTGTTGATGTTGCTCCGCCAACGTCAAAGGTAATCACTCCACCAACTTGTGATTGAACTAGGTAATTTCCCTGTAATCTTAAAACATCTGTGATCATTTAATTAGGCACCTTTAGTCTATTTATTCTGAGTAAACTGTAAGAGACATCTGGTCAATTCTAAGACCGCAACTATGTGGATAATAGGGATGGCTTTGGAATTTAATTACTATTCCAAAATCGGGATCCGTTATTTTGCTACCAAGATCACTGACTCCCCAAACATCCTCCGGCCCACCGTAGGCCGTGTCATTACTCAAAGGTAAATGCCCTTCTGTGTCGGTAGTATAGTCGACCTTATTGACACCTATCAGCTGATTTTGATAGCATAATTGTATGGTTTGATCAACAATACGACCGTTACGTTGTGCTACCAAATGAAACTTTAATCCCAATATATTAGTTTCTTGGATTCCAAAATCTGTTAGATACAATGACCATGTAGAATCTACAATATCTCCGGTAGCAGGATTAGATCTATGCTTTAGATCCTGTACAGTACGCCATCTTGTGGATATAAACTGCCAAGGTATTTCTTGGTCAGGGTTGCCACTATTGGCGAGAACACTCCCGGGAGAATAAATTTGCATAAATTTTATGGGGGAGATAACTCCCCCATATCCCTATTAGGCGTTTTCTACTGTTACTGACTTGTAGCTACCTGACTGTGCTGCACCAAAAGTCCATTTAGCTGATTCATTAGTTTCAAATAGCCATGCTTGCCCGCCGTTTCGTGTCCATTGATGCAGGACCACACGGCGTTCGGTTAGTTTGGTCACAAAGTATGTGTTACCGTTGGCATCGGTAGCTTTGATATAGGCATGCTTTACAGTAGGCGATGCATTTGCAACCAGCGAGCAGACTGCAGTACCGTCTGCAGTGATAACTCTGTAGCGGCGTGTACCACGTTGTGATTTGATGTCACCGATCTTAACTCCAGAGTTAGCCGTGTTGGCATGAATGATTATTGCGTTTTCTTGATTAGTAGCTGAACCCACGGCACCGCTGTCAGTAGTTAATACTGCAGTACCAGCCGCTGCCCCGCCGCTAAATGTAACTGCTGCATCAGTTGGAGAGGTGTATCCAGAACCTTTTTCATTAACTACAACACCGCTAACACCATAAGTAACAGTCAATGTAGCACCTGAACCACCTGATGGTGTAACTGTTGTTGCTTTTGCACCGCTAGAGATAGTAGTATAGTCACCTTGTTGTGCAACTGCAACTGTAGCAACACCCCATCCAGTGATGTTAACTTGTAGCCCTTGACCGTTCATGTCTTGTGAACCAAATGTTTGGACACGGGTAAAACCACCTGCATCTGTAGCACCTGGTAGTGCGCCAGTTACCAACACACCACCGTCCACAATCTCAACTGCTGTAGCTGTGCCACCCGAAGATGCTGTAACTCTAACACGCATTGCAGTTGGCCAGTTATTGTTATTAAATGTAAAGATGTCACCTACATCATTAGCTGTACCGCCGTTCTTCAATGTGATACTAACAACTTTTAAACCAGTAACAATAAATGTTGCTGGTGCAACTACACCACTACCTGATGGTAATGTTAATACATTGTTTAAGTTGTATCCGCTACCAGCCGCTGTTGCAACTGCTGTTAGTGCATTACCATGAACTGTACCAGTAGCACGAATGCCTCTCGGAATGTCTGGTGTTGAAAAACTTGCAGTTGGCAAACTGGTAGTATATGTGCCTGCGGTGTTGATTGTTACACGTGCTACACCTTCACCGCCAATCTTGTTGTCGCTGGTGCCTGTTGTACCTATGTTACGATTACCGAAATATTTTTTATGTAATGGACGTCCCATTTTTTTCTCCTTATGTTGACGTTCTAGGTCTACGCGGTGGGTTACCGCATAACTCTCTGCTGGAGCTGACTAGGTATTTATAGCCTAAACCCAAAAAAAACCCACTCCTAAGAGTGGGTTTTTGGACATAATTGATTCTTAGCTGAATGAAACGTTGCTAGAAACAATCTTTACCTTGCCCAGGTAGTCGGCAGCGTTACCTAGCGACGAAGCTGTGTTGGTTAGCTCAACATAGCCATAACGTGTTAGGAAGCCAACAACTGGTTCAAAGGTGGTTGGATCAAGTACGACTCCAGAGCTCATTAGAGGAATATATGGGCAGTAGAAAGCAGCAGCATCAGCTTCGCTTGAACCCTTATAACCAATTAGCACTTGGTTGTCATCATCATCATCAGGACGATATGTGTCAACATAAACACGCATAGCGCCATTTAGAGTTCCAACGAACTTGGTGTTGGTTGGGGCTTCAAATGTGCCTTCTGTGGTGCGAGCAAATGCTGATGTTGTAGCACTTTGTAGAATGGTAAGAGCTTGGTTAGAAACCACAGCCCAGTTACCTGCGCCACGACGTGTGCGTTGAGCGATCTTGTTAGCAACACGGTTGATTTGAATAGCTAGAGCAGCGTGCTCGTCACCAACGAATGTTGCAGTACCACTGACCAAACTTTGATCATAGATTTCTTCTACGGTTGCTAGAGCACGTAGGCTAGCTAGAATTTCTTGATCGATTTCTGTGGTGATTTCTTGAGCTAGAGCAGCCATGATTTCTGCTTCGATGTCAATGCCCTGTTGAGCTTGTGCATCTTGAGCAGCTTCAAATGTCCAGCGAGCACTTAGCTTGCGTGACTTGGCTTCTACTGGAGCCTTTAGGATTTGAATCGACATACGACGACCTGGAGTACCTTCTAGCGCAGCAGTGCTATTGGCCTTGGGTGCTGAGTCATTGTCGTTACCTGAGTAAGCAGCAGCGATCTTGAATGGGCTTAGTGCTTCTTCACCAGCAACTACGTTGTCTGCGTTGTCGGCATAACGAACACGTAGGGTGTGGATCTGAGCAACTGGACCAGTCATTGGTTGTACACCAACGATTTCGTTAGCAATAACTGTGGGCATAACGCGACGGATCACTGGAAGGATCACGCGGTTAAGTGTTGCAATGTTACCTGCAGAAGTAGCACCCGATGAAGCCGATTCTGCCAAGTGACGACGTGTATTTTCTAAGCATACGCTCATAGAAGCACGACGATTTCCTTGGAGGCCTTCAAGCAGAGCTTCTTTGGTTTCTGACCATCTTTCGTTCAGAAGTTGTGACATTTTTTATTTCTCCTTGAATTATTTTAGTCCCGCAAGTTTGCGGATATCTAATATATTGTCTAAGCCTACCTCAGACTTTCTTACTTCGCGATCGCCTGTGACTTCAGCCGATTCTACTAACACGGCTGCGGCCTTGGGCTTTTTTGTTTCGCCTTCCATGACTGCGGGTAGGTACTTGTCAAAAGCATTAGCTAGCTTTTCTGTCTTTACAGACTCTAAAAGTTCACGCATAATGCCTTTCTTGTCAGCACTTAAAGGTGCTAACAGTTCGCCCATAATATCAGCACGTTCCATTAGATCTTTCTGAATGCGAATTTCGCGTTCTTTGGATTCGGCAATTTCCTGTGCTTTTACTAGAGCAGCTCGGGCTTCATTAATCTCAGATTCTTTCTTATCTACAATCTTCAACAGACGAGCTGTGGAGGACTTTTCGTTAAGATATGAATGCTGATATTCTTGAGCAAATGCTTCAAAAATCCTGCGACCAAAACTATTGGTTTTAGCAGAGTCAATGTCCTCGTGTAGTTGAGTAATTTCTCTACGGAGGGTTTTTTCTACCGCTTCTTCAACAGTCTTAGCAGCACGCTTAATGAATTGTTGTTTTACTTCACTAAACTTCTCTTTTGCTCCGGCCACAAGTTTGACCTTGGTTTCTGCTAGGTCACGCTTGTCTTCGGCAAATTCTGAAATTTCTTTAGCCAATGCATTAACCACAAACTGTTCAAGTTTTTGGAAATTTTCACTAACTTTGTTACGATCTGACTGAAATTCAACTAGCTCTTTGGCTAATTGGCGTGTGACAAACGATTCTAATACTGCTGCATCAGCGGACATCTTTCGTGCATATTTTGCACGAGCTTCCACTAAAGCATGTTTGTCTTCTGCTAATTCGGCCATTTCTGCGGCCAATCTATCCGATAACATCTTGTCGATTGCTTCAATTAAAACACCTTTGTCGTGTTCGTATTTTTGGGCAAATTCTTCACGAAGTTCAGCGGTTACTTGGTCGCGATTTTCCTCTATTTTGCGGGTAAATGCAGATTCAATTTCTGTACGAACTTGTTCTGACATCATACCGCTTTCTACGAGTTGTTTGAATGCGTCCAACATCTGTTTCTCCTTAGGCTGATTTCAGACCTTTTATTATATTAAGAATTGATTCCTTAATATACTGCTGGGCCTTTGGATCTTCTTTAACTTCATTAGCAACTCTCCATGCTGAATATCCACCTCTTGAGTTCATGATGTGTTCATAAACAGGAGTAGGATAAGCACCAGGAGCACTAGGTTGAGCAACTATGTCGACCGTGATTATTTCAAAATCGGATACTTCACCGCTGCGCTCACTAACATTACCGCTACCTCGCGAGCTGACGCCAAGTTTTACACCAGATTCAAGCATGGTCTTAATAAGATTGCCCATAGGTGTTGGCAAAATTTTCATCTTGCCGTAACCATTGGGCCCGTCCATCCACATTTCAGTAATCATGTGAGATACACGGTCCAAATTCACTTTAAGGTCATCGGGATGATCGACTTCTCCTAGAACACTATAACCGTTTTGAATTTGATCATTTAGTGTTTTAACAGCATTGCCTATTTCAGAGACAGGGTACACACGTTGATTAGCATTACGTATGCCACCCTGAATGCAAATACCTTTTAGATAAAGGTTTTTGCCATCTTTATCATCGCTCTCTATTACGCATCGAGCTTGATCAAAACTTAAATGTTCACGAAGATAAAGCATCCCGTTTTCCTATTATTTGCCAGATTCAATGCTCTTGGTGTTTGTTGCACCAGTTACACTGTTTTGGCCCGAGCCTGCACCAACTGGATGGCCTTCACCACTAGCTGGTTTTTTAGCTTGACTCCACATGCCTTTGGCTTTTTGACCTGATTTCTCAGTGTTCATAAACTGACCAGCGTGTGGTACATCACCACCTTGTTTTACAAGACCGCCAACTTTTCCCTTGGGAGATGTGCCGTCTTCGTCTGCACCTTTACCAGCTTGTGCTAGGTTCTTGGCATTTGCACCGCTAGTTGGCTTTCCTGAACCCGAACTAATTGGGCTTTTGCCTTCTTTTGGACCGGAAACTGTTTCACCGGTTCGTGCACCAACAAGGCCGCCGTCCATGGTAGCTGATACTTTTTCAATGTATTCACGCATGCGCTCGCCTTGTGTTCTACCGTGTTGAGCTTCTTCCATGTCCATGCTTTCGTCTTCCTCGTCATCTTCCTCGTCATCTTCCTCGTCATCTTCATCGGAATCTAGACTATCTAGCGGACTTGGAGTTCCATGAACACCTGGTTCATGTTCTTCTTCTTCTTGTTCTGCTGCCAGCAGGGCTTGGAACTCTGCTTTGAGTTCTTCTAGAGCATCTGCAAGATCCTGTATATCGCCTTTGTCAGCAGGCTCATCCATGCCGCCCATGTGGTCGTCTGCACCCATAGCGGACATAGCATCATGGTCTACAGTGTCATCTTCAAAGTCGTCTGTTTTGTCTTGGACTGGAAAATCTTCTTCCTCTTCATCAAACATGCTTTCGATTGACTCTTCCTCACCAAAGTATGTGGTTTTGCCAGTTTCACCGTCAGTGGTCTCACCATCCTCATCAAAACTAGTAGTAACGCCCGGCGATGATGGGTTACCCGGAAAGAAGGTCATGCTCTTCCTAGGAGTTGTTGAGGGTGGAAAAGTAGTGTCACTACTTGTCGGTTCTTCATCTTCATCCTCATCCATAGATTCCTCTTCAGCGATAAGGCTTTCGTATATATCACGTGACTTCTCTACAACGATATCATGGAACAAAGCATTGGCTTTGTCATGTTCTTCGTTGACAAGATAGTCTAATAGTTGTTCAAACTTGCTAGACATTTTATAAAATCTCCTTTCAATAGGCAAAGCTGTTGACTATATTTACAGTCATGTTAAGTTAATTATGCGAAATAGGCCAAAAAACTGAAGTTTTGGCCGGAGGATGGGTTAAAATCAAAATTATTTATATTTGGCTTTGATTTTTTTTATTAAGACTTTGTTACAGCCCCTCCTCAGGTTTTGGAGCTGCGTACATGGCCCTAACTAATGCTAGATTTTCTATGGTTTCTTGATCGTGTGCTTCGCTGGATACACGCAGTTGGTTAATTAGTTTTAATGTCAATCGTGTCTTGCGAGTATCATTGATATTCAAGATACTCTTGTCGTGTGTGGGATCGTAACGTTGATCTTCCTGCTGATCAGCGTCTTGATCATTAAAATAAACAAATTCTCTTAGCAGCATCTAGATATTTAGTTAACTTGGTGCTGGTCCGCCTGGTCCAGCAGGTTGCGATGCGGCACCGGATAAGGGAGCATTTGGCGCTGCTGCAGAGTCAAGATCTTCCATGTCTGCGGGCGGTTCTCCTGCAGAGTTTATCATATTCATATCACCTGCGGAACCTGCTGAAGTAATTCCCACAGACCGTAACTGCGCAGCAGCAGTTTCGCCGCCGATCGACTGGCCATGGTCTAGATTTTCTTCTCGCCAGAGCGTTTCGTTTTCTGCAATCTCTTCTTGACTTAGACCTAGGAATCTCTTCATTGCAAATCTTTTGCTCATCCAAGGTATTTCTACCAACGAAGTGAATGTGCTGACTCTGGCTCCATCCATTTCTGCTTGCCTATAGGCTGCAAAATTCTGAGGAGGATTAAATTTAAGATCAAAAATTGCAGGATCAACATTGATGCCTTTGTTGTCTAGGTATCTTTTGAACTCAATGTTGAACTGTTCATTGATCATGTTCTGCAGTCGTTCGCAATACTTGTTGAATCGCAATTCTTGTATATACGCCGTGCCCACACGACCATCATTGAAGCTGCTGCCGCCATCATCCGGACCTGTTGGCAAATAACTACTAGGTATCCTTAGAGCTCGAAACAGTTTATTAGTAAAATAGCGTAGATCATCAATTTCACCAAGGTTAGTACCACCTGGTAGAATTTCTACTTTGGACCCGCGGCCTTCGCTGGTCTGAGGGAAAAAGTAGTCTTCATTGATTGACAGGGGATTATAAGAGGCATCAATAACGCTAGTCCCGCCGCCAGTTAGACTAGGGATACGGCGCTGATTGACTTCATTTTTGACCCGCTCTACGAATCCCATGGCCAAATGGCTTGGCATGTTGCCCACATCAATATAAAAAACTCTACGCTCCGGTGCACGCTGCACGCGATAGATGATGATAGCGTCTTCCAACAGCTCTTTTTGTTTGTAGACTTTGAAAATACTTTCTAATAGACTGTTGCCAAATGGAAAATTATTGTCTAGACCTTCGCTCATGCTAAGGTGTATCACATGTTTGGCATCTATTGCATACTGTTGCATGTTCAACTGGAATCTTCCGCCAGTGCTCTGAGGCACCGATCCTACCATACCTCTTTGCTGAGCACCTGCAGTCATATAGCTAGAACCTGTTTGGGTTCCAGATGTGTTGTTGGGATTGATCTGTGTGACTGTGAGATTTTGTAAATTAATATTTAGATCCCGTATCACATACTGTTCTGGTAATTTTCCTTCGCTTTCATTGACAATAATTCTGTCAACTTTTGCGGGATCGATGTATAACCATGCTTGTGTTTCTGGATCTCGAATAAAGAAACTGTCACCGTATTTGAAAGCATTACGTACAATTTTGAAAATTCTATTGTTGAATCTATTGAGTCTTGACCACTGTTGTAGATATTTTTTTAGGACTTTGACTTCTGTGGTAGTGGCGTTGTCTCTGAATGCCAATTCAAATGGTGTGTAATTTTCTTCGTTGAGCTGTGTGCAGAATTCTGCAAGAATATCCAATGCAGCGTTGACTTCGCTGTCGCTGTCCATGGTATCATACTGCTGATATCGTTCTAGTCTATTAGGGTGTCCGGAATATACGTCTGGAAGATAGGACGAATAGTTAGTACGTGTGGGATTAGCACGGCCTGAAGAGCTGCCTATAGGGCTTTTTGAACCCTGCACATTCACAGGAGTAAAATATTTTTTCCAAGACATGCTACATACTCCTTAATTGATTTCCACCGGCCGCTATTAGATCTGCTGTTCGTTTGGTGTTGGCTGCAGTTTCACGATTAGCGGATAACAGCTGAGCCATGCTGTTATTTAATGTAGTTAATGGGTCTATTTTAGGTTCTTGAGTCGTAGCAACTACTGGTGCCGGAGTTGGTTTTGGTTCTTCAGGTGCGGCAGTCTTTGCTGCTGTGTTTTCAGCACCGGAATCTTTAGTTGATTGTGCGTTGTCCTGTTTTCCCTTTTTTTCTCGCGCTGCAATAAAATCATCCACTTGTTTTTTAAGACTAGCGTCTGGTTTAGCTATTAACCTATCTACTTCGTCTTTAATATTCACGGGAACCGGTAGACCTTTATCCTGACGAGTCATAATGCTGAATGCCCAGTTACGGGCGTTGACTAACTGATCAGGAGACAACGGTTTTTTAGCAGCTGCGTTGCCATCACCTTCGTCAGGCCCTTTTAGTTCAGCTAACCGTCTTTGTCGAAAGTCTAGTTGTTGTTGATGAGTAACGCCTGCAGGCCCCCAGTGTTTTCCTGCCTTCTCTGCTGCGTTTATTTGATCAATTTCGTCCTGTAGTTTTTTGGCCTCTTGCGCCTTTTCAGCTTTGGTGTCAGATCGCATCCATCTAGGTATAACTGCTGTTTTAAAAGCGTCCCATAAGAACTCAAATAATTTTGTAATAGCACCAAACATCACCGGTTTAGCAGATTCCCAAACGTCTTTGATTAACGGCCCCATAGCTGTTTTGATTTCTTGCCAAATCTTTTCACTCTTGGCTTTGGTATCATTCCAGAACTCTGAAAATAAATTCTTAAAATCATCCCAGGACTTTACGTTACTAAATTTCTTTATCCACGGAGTTAGCCAATTGATAAAATCTTCTAATCTAGGTTGTATCCATTTTGCAAACTTTGTAACCGCATCCATAAATGCATTGGTCAAA